GATACAAGTTGAGGACAGATGAAGCGATCACAGTCACTAGCAAAGGTATCATGACAGAAGGACTTGTGCATAGACCCACTTCGTCCATAGAGGTTATCTCTAATATCATATGGGGGGTCGAGATAGATGAAGGTATCTCGATTATCGGTGAAGAGCTCTTCATAAGATAAGTTGGTAATTTTCCACTGCTTGATCATCAAGGAGTAGTCTGGGAGTTTATCAATGCCTCGCATTGAGAAATTGCTTTCTGAAGCCTGCTTTGAGAAGGAACTGGATTCAGTGAGACCAGAAAAAGAGCACTTGTTAACAACGTAAAAAGCAACAGCACGAGATAGGTTGGATGTCTGATCATCGTTTACTTTTCCTTTAGCTTGTTGAAATAATACTTTAGCTGATACTGGTTCACAATAAAGTTGCTTTAGTTGTACCAACTGATCACGCATCTCTCTACCATTCTCCTGGAGTTCTCTCCAGAAGTTATAGAGTGGTTCGTATAGATCATTCACCCAGATGTCTAATTTTGGATAACGTTTACCAATCTCGATGGCAACAGAGCCACCACCAAGAAATGGTTCACGATACTCGCTTACCAGGGAAAGGTCTGGGAGGTACTGGAACAGTTTGCTTACCGCCCTGCTTTTCCCTCCTGGGTATCTCAACGGAGTCTTCAGTGACTTCAAAGTTTTTGTCATGATATTTAAGGTACTCACGAAAGATCATTTTCATTTCACGTTCTGTCATACCACAATGAGCTGCAGCATGAGGTAGGTTCATTGTAGCATAGAAGAGTCCTTCGTTTGCTTCCTTTACGTTTTCAGGTGTCGTCTTCTTCATCGACATTTTCAAAATCCTCTATTTGATTTGCAGATACTTCATGCTCACCAGCGATAAGATACCAGTGGTGTCCTGCACGTTCACCGAGATACATCATCTCATCTTTAGGAAAAGCATTTTCTCGCATTGCTGCTTGAATTTTTAGATGTATCAGTTCTTCTTGCGTTGGAACTTTCATCAGAGAATAAGTTTTTTCTGTGGCGTAATTACTTTAGAAAACAATCCTTCATAAGATTGAGTTAAATCTTCATTCAATTCTGTTTGATATACCACATAGTTTTTGGTGATAGTCAAAGGAATTCCTTCTTTGGCTAGAGGAGACCAGGGAGCAAAGGACAGTTGTCCACGTTCCATAGGCACAGCAACAACAGCATTCTCTACGAGATAGCGTTCGTCATTCTCTTCTTTGATCTGGCAGATAACATCTTCGCCAGAGTACAGTCGCAGTAGTACAGTCATTTAAATTCGCATCCTAGCATAATTTCGGTTAAACATGCCAACAGGTTGATCTCCTGGTCGGCAACAAAAGCAATTTGATACTGGTACTTGGCTAGAACCAGAACTGCTTCGGGTATAGATGATCCTTTAAGATTAGTATAAAGGGTATCATAAATTTTACGCATGACAATGCTTGGATCATTGTCAATATTTTCTACTACCCATCTTTTGATAGTAGTAAACTCCTTGTTCTTCATTGCTTTCACAAGGTCATCTAGTTTGATATCTGCAATATCACATAGGATATCTACATCGATCTCACCAGCAGCTGCATGTCTTTGACACTCATTAATCAGACGACGCCAGTCAGGGCTATAACGCATGACCAACTTACCAATGACATCTTTGTTGAAGGTGACATCATTCTCTTTAAGGATCTTCATCATACGCAAGAAGAACTTGCCCTGAATCTCTTGCTTATCCTCATGTTTGATTCTAAAGTCTACTACAGTACATCGAGAATGTAGTGGCTCAATAATCTTATTAGGGAAGTTGCAAGTAAAGATGAACCTACAGTTGCTATGGAACTCTTCGATAGCGGTCCTCAACGACAGTTGAACGTCGTTGGTGGTGTTGTCTGCCTCATCGATAATAACGACCTTGTGGGCGCTGCTAGAGGACAGAGAGACAGTGCTAGCAAATGTACGCACCTTCTGTCGGATGGTGTCTAGGAAGCGACCCTCGTCACTACCATTGATAACGATGTATGAGGCACCAATCTCCTCACACAATGCTTTCGCAACCGTGGTCTTGCCAATACCTGCACTACCAGGGAGTAAAAGGTTAGGGAGTTCACCCTGTTCGACAAAACCTTTGAACACATTGAGAATGCTCGCAGGAAGAATACAATCATCAATTGTATGAGGACGATACTCTTCCACCCATAAAAATTTCTTGTTCATCAAGGTTCAAGTGCAATAAAATACTTCAAGTCAAGACGTTGATGCCTCCACATGCTTACTAGTTTCTCGGAAACTTCTACATGATAATCACCGTTGTGAAGTCGGAGGTTATCCATCTTCATACAAAGATTATGAACGCCTGTAGAGTTACCAGTGACAGTCTGCTCGTATACATTGCTAGTAGCATCCTCTTTGTTGAAGAGTTTGATTGCGATGTTACGATCATCATCAGAAGTGAATGATAGATCGGGAAGACTGTATACCGTGCTAGCAGTCTTCAAAGCTTTGATGTCTTCAGCAGAAATATTAAACTCAATATCAGCGCCAGGGAATTTGACATTCTTTTCTGGTGCTGCCTTGAGAGTAATCTCTGGGTTAGAGAAATAGTAACGTGCCTTGCGACCGTTACCAATGATGTTGACATGCTGCTCGGCAAACTCCAGAACAGGAGAATCAAACAAACTCATGCCAGTCAAAAATTCTGACAGATCATAGATACCAAAGCTCTGTGGAAAAGTCTCTTCACAGTTGAACTCTGCAATAGAGTTCTCACCCACGCTAATAGTCTTCAGAGTATTACCCTCACGAATCATGATAGAACTATTGATTGTAGCAAAGTTCTTCAGGATTGCGTGAGTGTCATTAGATAAAATCAATTTGCTCATTGTGGATATGATTCAGTAATATTACTTTTGTCAGAGAAGTGAAGAAGGAGAAGACCATAGTGAAGGATCTTGATAATGTCGCGACGGGCAGTTCCTTTCTTGTCATACCGCGAAGCATATTTCAGAATGTTAGAACGACAGAATGCTTCTGCATCACCACAGGCTTCAATCAGATCTAACGTCTGAATTGCATCATTGCCTGCTGAATAGTGTTGTCCATAAGTTCCAGTAATGTAATCACGTAGCTCTTGAAGAAGAGCTTCTTCATTGTATTTTAAAGCCATGCTTGGTTGATGTACCTCAATTTGTTATGATAGCATCCATGTAAGGATACGTCAAGTGGTTTAGTCTGTGTAGTCTGCATTCTCATCAATTTTGTCATAGAGTTCAATGAATGATGTTTTAGTTTCTTCGTCAAAACGGTTGGTACAAACTTGGATAGACTTCATACGCTTACCAAAGATCTTGTATGCTTGTACAATGTGGACCAGGCGACGGGTGCTGATAACCTCATCAATACCACCGTCCTTGAAAGTCTTACGGATGATGTCTGCCCAGTCTACTAGTTTTTCAACGAACTGTGCATCCTCACAGAGTTTCAAAAGAATCTTGGACTCAACAGCAGGAGTAGGATACTCTTGCTCGAAGGTGACACAGAAACGCTCAAGGAATGCTTCATTCAATACGTTAGTACCAATAAAACGACCGTCATCAGAACCCTTACCCTTGGTGTTGGCGGTAGCAAGAACGGTAAATCCTTCTTTAGGTTGAACAAACTTACCAATCTTCTTCAAGAAGATACCCTTACCCTCAAGAATAGATTGGAGACAAAGGATTTTGTTGGATGCCAAATCGATTTCATCCAGAAGGAGAACAGCACCACGCTCAAGAGCTTCAATGACAGGACCATTGTGCCAGACAGTATTACCATCAACCAGACGGAAACCGCCAATAAGATCATCTTCATCAGTTTCTACTGTGATGTTGACACGGATGAGTTCTCTACCAAGTTGGGCACATGCTTGTTCGACACCAAACGTTTTGCCATTACCAGAGAGACCCGTGATAAATGTAGGATAAAAAATACGGGACTTAATAATCTTTTTGATATCAGCAAAATCACCAAACTGGATGAAGGAATCATCTTTTTCAGGAATAAGATTTAGTTCAATAGCAGGTTGTGCAGTAGGTGCCTGATAGGTTTGCTCTAGTTGCTCGGCAGTGAGACTCCACTTACCGTAACTAACTTTGTACTTCTCAAGACGTTTGCAAATGGTAGGGTAAGAAACACCAAATTGATCCGCAGCTTTCAGAACTGCTTGACTATCAAACTCATTGCCATAGTTGTCAGAGAAAAACTGCTGAAGTGCGTTGGGATCGATGTTAGCGGAACGAGGCATTGTCTTTTTTGTTGATGGATTAATTATAGGGCAGGATACCCCCAAGACTAGGGGGCAATGGACAGTTTGTTAAGCGACCATATCGACAAAGGAAGAAAGGATTTTCTTGTTCGTGGTCTTTGCTTTTAGCATACTCTTAAATGCTTTAGCAATCTGTGCTTTGCTAGCATCATCATCAACTTCAAAGTCAGATGATTTATTGAGTGAAGTGGTTGCAATCAAGTACAGAGAATTGTATCCAAGTTGTTTGTTAAACACATAGGATTTATCTTTCCTCCATTTTTTAAGCACATCATCAGCAGGTTGATTGTATGTATTCCGATAAAGGAAAGAAAAATCATTACCAGTTAAGATCCTGAATCCAAGGAAGTTTACTTCAGGGAAGTTATGACATAAGTTCTCAAGCAAAATGGTGGTAATACAATCATTGTAATTGGAGCTACATCGTCTATAGACATTACCAGTCTTACGATCACGAAGACGAACATCACCATCAACAGCACGTTGACCCCAGTAAGTATACTCACTACCAGCACCAATAGTAACATTGTAGCTGATATTGTTTGACTCACCATCAGTCAAGATTACCGTATTGATTTTCTGAACCCCAGTCATTTTCTTAAACATTGGGATGATTTCATGCAACGTAATGATAGATTCGTTGAGAGGTGTGCCACTCAAGTCAATACCAGGAGGTGTGGAAACACCATAGGAGTTCATGAAGAACCCAATGCGAAAGATGTTGCGACACTGACGGTCAAAGTTCTTACTGTTTGCACGAGATGACAACAAATTCAGGAGAGAGAATCGTTTATGGAACATGAATTTATTTTCTTCACGAACGCATCTGTCCTGTACTGCATCTGGATCATAGTCATGCTCTTCAGGATCGAGAAAACGATTGTTCCATTCATAAGTGAAAGCATA